TATATATCCCTCTAACGAATAGATGTGTATAATATCTACACATCTATCACTTACTTTTCCATCTTCTTTAATTTCCCTCCAAATTCCCTTTTTCAAGATAGCAGGAATTATCACATATCCCGTTCCGTCTTTATTTACACATGCGGCAATTCTTACATTATTAGTTTTATTTTTAACTTTGAACTTCTTAGCTATTTCAAGAGGCGTTAAAGCGAAAACTGTTGATGAAGTGAAAATTACAGTACTTATAAATAAAGTTTTTAATTTTTTACTTTTCATCTTTTACTCTCCTCAGTTTGTTCGATAATTTGAACAATTTTATTTATATACGTTTGTAACTCAGCAATACTTTCACAAGTTTTAGTATATTGCAACCCTAAATTATTTGCGATACTTTGTAACTCATCTAATTCTTTTATACTTATTTTTAATTCCTCTTTTAACTTTAGAATTTTCTTTGGTTCAATAATAGATTCTTTCATCATATATCTCCCTTATTTTTTTTTTTAATTTTAAAGTAATTCTATAAACTTAAGACTTTCATTCTCTTCAGGTATAACTTTGATTGAAAATGAAGATGATTTAGGTTCAACAAATCCCTGACTTATAATCTCCTCGGTTTCTGAGATACTTAAAAACTCTTCATTTTCAAATAATAATAGATCTATTTCAAATTCTTTATTATACATCTTTTTTTATTCCTCCTCATTTTCAATAAAGTTTATAATTGAATTAGTTAAAACAATAGTAAATTTATAATTCTCAATTTCACATTTTTCTTCGTTTGTTAGACTTCCCTTTGCGGTAAGAAAATCTAACACTCTTAGTTTTTCTTTAGCTAGCTCCTTTAGAAAAACAACTATTTCAAAATTATATTTAAAGTACTCTGAAATTTTACTCATTTAATTTCCTCCCTTTAAAAGTTATTTCGTATATATCTCCTTTTTTAGAAGATTCCATATAATCGTATAAAATAACCCTGTAAAATTTGCTTTAATAATACTTATTATTTCAGATTCTTCTAAACCTTTCTTCATTCCTTTATCATATAGTAAATTTATGTTACTTACGATTTCGGCTATATTTTCTAGTATTTGAATAGTAGAATGAGTCATACTATTCCATGTTTCTTCTGCTGTATTAAATTCGACAAGTTCTTCTTGTGTAAGTATTGAATCAATACTTATTTTTCTTTTGCTCATTTTAATTTCCTCCTTTTAAAGGTTTTTTTTAAATATTACTTTTTATTACATCTTCAGAAATATTTTTCATATATTTATACATTTCTTTAGATGTAAACCCTACCTCATGAGTAAGAATTCTAATCATCTTAGATGGATTAAATTTAGGATTTTTAAGTTGCTGACGCAAAATTTCTCGTATCAACTGGTTTAATGTATCCTCACTTATAATTCTTAGTATTTTACTCATTTAATTTCCTCCCTTTTTTTAATAGTTATTTAATGATAATCATTAAATTTGGTGATTATTTATTTTATACCATAAATTAATGTAGTTTGCAAGCATTCTTTTTTATGTATTTATGTTAATTATGTTATTTATGTTAATTATGTTTATTATGATTTCATGTTACCCCATGTCTCCCATCATAAATTATAACCCAAAGGATTATTTACTTTCTAATTACTTTCTAATTACTTTCTATTTATTATTTCCCTTTTTATTTATTAAAAATTTTTTTTTAATAGAAAAGAGAAATAGAAGAGAGAGAAGAAAAGAGAATAGAAGAAGAAATAGAAGAAGAAAAGGAAAGAGAATAGAAGTATAATTCCTTTGGGATGGATTTGAATTGGGGAAAATGGGGGGCACATGAAGTCATAATAACCATAAACAACATAATAACCATAAAACCATAACAACATAAAAAAATTATGAATTGTTAGGTAGAAAACTCCTATGGGGAATTAATCCCCAAAGGAGTTCAATTTAAAAGTTTTAATTAATTAACTCATCTATGAGGTCGATTTTAATACTTCCACATTTTTCGATGTTTTTCAACCTCTTTTTAATATCATTAAAATCACCTACAAGATACCTCGAGTATTTATCAATTTCTTTAGCTTCTTTTTCACTCACCCAAACCCAGAAGGTAAGTTGAAGAACTTTATCATTAGACATAAAATTCCTTCAATTTAATTGTTATTTAATTGTTATTTAATTGTTATTTGGTTTATTGGTTTATTGGATTGAATTTATTATGTGTTTTAACAAACAAAATCAACCCATATATAAACATTTTAATTGAATGGTATGGATTGCATGGATTTAATAAAAATACCCATTACAACCCATTTAATTGATTGAATTTATTATATTAAAAATGTTCATACATAGGTTGATTTTGTTTGTTGAATTTGTCACTACGTAGGCTAACTAAATAATAAAAGTCTTAACTAATAGTGACTATTTATATATTATTACGCGCCCAGTCCATGACAGAAATTAGTCCATAGCCTCCGTACGTACTACTCATTGAGCTCAACTCTTGTAGAACTGAATCTGCATCATCTGCAATTGGGCGTTTCAATAAGCTAGATAGCCCTTCAGCCACTACTTTACGGTCATAAAGACTCATTGACCGCACAAGTTTCTCATTTTCAGTACTTCCAAGTCCTTCATTCATTCTACTTAGTACTTTACTCATTAGACTCTCCTTGAATTTATCACTACGTATGTTAACTAAATAATAATTGATTGATTTTATTATTTGAAACGTTACCCAAAAGTTAAAAGTTAATTAGTTAATTCTTCAAGCTGCTTGATGAGCTCAAGCCGCCGTTGTTTCGACATCTGCGTTGCTGCAGATATGAAACTTTCTTCGATCTTTTGTGTGGTTTCAATTTTACTGCCACATTTTAAGGCATGGATGGTTACTACTGGCACACCATTTTCGTTTTTTGGTGCATCTTTTATCATGCTCTCTATTTCATCTCGAGACATGAACTCCCTAATACGTTGAAATGCGATCTTCCTCTCAGCGTATATCCACTTTTCAATCGTACTTTGTGGCACGTTATCAAGTGAGATATCCAATAAAAACTCTGGGCTAACATAATCCTTAGGCAGTTTCCCACCTTTGATTATTATCTTTTTATTGTTTGTCATAACATTACCCCTTTTTTTAATTACGGGTAACGCCTCAAACAATAAAATCAATCCAAATTGTCAAAGAACATAAATGATTAATGTTAATTTAATCATTTTTTATTATATTTTATTGTACATAATTTATACTAGTTTGTCAAACAAAAAATGATAAAAACTAGTTTTTTTATTGTTCGTGATTAATGGGACTCCAATGGGGAGAATTAGATTTTAGGATGTGCGTTAAGCTATCTCACATAATTTTCTAAAAAATTTTTAGGTAGGGAATATAAAACCACAAATTAATAAATTGACTTTATTATCCACCTAAGTTAGAATTAAATCAAAATAAAAAATCATAATAATAATAATAATAAGAGAGATAAAAAATGGGAAATTTAGGTGCTAATAAATACTTCTCTAATCACGCTGGGCGAAGTAGAGATTTAAGAGTTAAATCACCAGAAATGAGGCGCACTTTTGAAGTTTCTCGTATGTGGGAAGTTCACCATGAGATTACTCGATTAATTCTTTTAGGGTATAAAAATTCTGAAATTGCGGTTAAGTTACGAGTATCACCTATAATGGTTTCGTATACCAGGAATTCAAGAGTTGTAAAAGATAGATTAGAAGAAATGAAAGGGGCGAGAGATTTGGATGCGATTAATTTAAGTAAGGAGATTAAGGAGAAAGCTCCTCAGGCTTTGAAACTCTTAGAGAATATAATAAATGGAGAGGGGCAAGAAGGAGAGTATGCTTCTGTTAATTTGAGGGCTAAAACAGCAGAAAATTGGTTAGATAGAGCAGGTTATCAATCTCAGAAGAGTGGTGTAGATATGCACCTACATGCGCATTTTAATGCGAGAGAGATAGAAGAGTTAAAGAGACGGGCCGTTGAAAATGGCTCTGTGGTGAAAATATCCCCAAAGGAGGTTGATTGTGGAGTTAGTTAAACAAATAGGATTAAAAAGTAGTGAATATGAAACATTAGTTGTAGATAATACGGCTGGTGGAGTGGGATTTACAGCAGCTAAGATTGCAACATCTGAAGGTAAATCATGTCAAGAGGTGGTTGTGACAGTAGAAAATGAAAGTATTAGATATACTTTAGATGGCACACTTCCTATTACTGGCGCCGCATCAGCTACATCTCATGGACATTTAGTTACAGCTGGGAATCAAATTATAGTTAATCACCCTAAAGATATTAAAAATTTCTTAGCTATATCTATAAGTGGTACAGATGCTTGGTTAAGGAGTACATTTAAGTTTATGTAGTATTATATGAGGTATTTAAATGAAAGACCCAGCGATAACTTACTCAGTCGGAATTTATGCTTCACTTCAATCATGCGTACAAAAAATCGTGCCTCATACAGTAGACGAGTGTACTTCTATTTTACAATTAATCGCTGCTGGATTAGGGATTGTATTGGTTTTATGGAGGATTAAAGTTGATATGTTTCGTAAGAAGCGTAAGAAGTGGGAGGATAAAAAATGAACAAACAAGAATTAATTCAAGATTTACAGAGTAAAGATTTTGTGGATTCCATTAATGGTGATGCCACATTGCAAGAAGTGAAACAGGATGGTGGGAAGTGGTATATCCAGAATATAAGAGAACTCCAAAGCGGCTCTGTGGCAACATACAGAAATGTTTCCTTTTATGTTGTTGATGAGGGATTACCAACTGAGGTTGCATATTATCAGGATAAAATCCCAGTAGCCATCACAAATAAGATTTTAAGCTTCACTGAAAAGGTTAACAAGTACGCTGACACACACGAAAATATAGATGTTGAAAAATGCGAGGAAGATAGGCAATTTGCAGTAGTAAAAAAATATGCAGAGATAAACGGCCAGATAGTTGAGAAGCGTTTCTTGGTGAAGTTAATTAATGATGTAGTTACAATTAAGGAAATTGTGTGATGGCATGGCTCGGCACATGGGCAAAACGGATATCTATCACAGCAGACCATACACTGGTTGACTCAGACCTGACAGATTTTCCTGTCCTGCTTAAGGTCTCTACGTCATCAGGTATAACCAGTGCCGATATATCAGCGATATTTGATGAACTTACATCTGATGCTAACCGTAAAAAGATAGCAATAACCAAGTCAGATGAAATTACTGAGTGCTATTGTGAAATAGATAACTGGGATGATGCCACTGAGACAGCCTACCTGTGGGTAAAGTGCCCCTCTATGTCCTCAAGTGTTGACCAGGTATTTTATATTTATTATGACTCTGCTCAATTAGATAACACCTCATATGTAGGTGACACAGGAGATACACCAGCCGAGAATGTGTGGGATAGTAATTTCAAAATGGTTCATCACATGAAGGATACCACTACCTCTACTATTACAGACAGTACCAGTAATAGTCAGGATGGTACTAAAAAAGCAGCTAATGAGCCGATAGAGGCTAATGGTAAAATTCATAAAGGGCAGGATTTTGATGGTAGTAATGATTATATCCAGTGCGGTACAGGGTTAGCACTTACAACATGGACTCAATCTCTGATAGTATATAGACAAGTAGATGGAGGTTCAAATAATGAACGATGGCTAACTAATGGAGATATTGATAATTTCAATTATGCTATCCAGTTGGCTACTTCAAAAGTTATCCAAGTAAATATGAAGGACACTGCTGGCGGTAATAACTATATACGAAGCGTTGCTACTATTCCACTCACCGCTCATAATATGTGCGTTGGAACATTTGATGGCACGCATTTAAAAATATTTATTCAAGGTGCGTTAGATAAAACCAGCGGAGATTTATCAGCCAAAACACCTAAAACTGATGTGTACCAACAACAAATAGGTAGATTAGGTTTTAGTAGTATTTGGTATTATAAAGCTAACTCTATTTTTAGTGAAGTCAGAATTTCAAACATAGCCCGTTCAGCGGCATGGAATAAGGCGGATTACAATAGCTGCTGGGATACGTTGTTTACGTATGGGAGTGAGGAGTTGAGACCGTCAGGAACAGTAATGGCGGGTTATTATTATAGATTGCTGATGCAAGGAGCATGATATGTTTAAAAATGTAGCAGGTCAAAAATGGGTAGTATTTGCATTCAACGAAACAGATAACACGGCTAAAACGGGAGATGCCGCTAATATCACAGGTAATCTTAGGATTGATGGCGGTGCAGCGAATGCAATAGATGACCTCAACCCGACGGAATTGGAGGATGGATATTATGTATTTGACATCTCTCAGGCAGAATCGAATGGTGATAGTATTTTAATTTGCCCTGCAAGCTCAACGGCGAATATTCAGGTTATTGGTTGTCCCGCTGTTATGATTACTGAGCCGCCAAATTTTAACACATTAGGAATTGAGTCCGACGGAGATTTGACAAAAGTCAATACTCTTGATGGCCATACGCCTCAAACGGCTGATAATAATGTTATTCTGGCTCATGCTAATTATGGTAATGCTCAGTTAGCACGGACGGGTGCTGATGGTGATACATTGGAGACATTGAGTGATGAAGTGGCTGCTATTCAAACTGATACTACAACATTAAAAGCTAATACTACATTTATGACAAAGGTTGTAAAAAATAGGCGGGAGGTTAGTAAAGTCGGTGACTCATGGTATTTATATGTCTATGATGATGACGGTACTACCCCGATAATAACTAAAAAATTGGTGGATAAGGATGCTACAGATATTGATGATTTAATCTCAGGGGTGTTGGCGGCGGAGGATGCAAGTAGTGTATAATTTATGCCCTGGACAAGGCCTGGGATATACAGCCTCAAAAAATTTAGCTTTTGGTTTGGGCGGGTATGGAATAGCTATATACAATCCTTCATTCCCCCTCTGTTTAAATTTAATGCAAGAGTTAGAATATAATATATTATTAACTCATGAATCTGAATATAATATATTATTAGAAAATGAATTAGAATTCTATATATCATTAACGCATGAGGTAGATAAATCATGTATCAATTAACAGAGACTATAAGATTAAAAAGTAATATTACTAATATGATAGAATTATTTTCAGATCCTTCGACAATAAAGATAAATATTTATCTACCTGATAAATCTAAAATTGTAAGTGAAGCGAATATGATTAAACTATCTAAAGGTAAATATTATTATGATTTTGAAAATTCTACTATTGCAGGAGATTATATATACGAAGTAATAGTTGTAGGTAGTGGAGGGAGAATAACAATAGAGCGTGATAGTTTTACTATAGAGAAAGATGTTAACTAATTAAAGGAGGTTATTATGACAGGAGGAGATGTTGGAATAATATTAGGGGCAATATCTGTAGTTGCATCTGCAATACATAATTTTATTCCTAACAAACCAAAGAGTAAGTGGGGAAAAATTTTAGATACAATAATAGCTATATGCGCTTTAAATGGGAATATTAAAGGCGTAATGAATAAAGGAGAATCTAAATTTAAGTAGGTATGTTAATTTGCTATGGGGATTTATTCCCCAAAGGATGTATTACTGTATGATAGATTTAAAAGAAGATAAAGGAGTTCAGGATATTTTAGAACAGGCATACTTGAGTACTCGCTCAATGTGTAAACTCTTTTTCGCTGATACATTCAGTTCTCCTTTTTCTTCTCTTCATGACCAAATATTTGATCTTATAGATTCAGGTAAAAATAAGATTGTGATAGCCGCTCCAAGAGGAATTGGAAAGACTTCTATCGCCAGAGCAGTTGTTATGAAGGGAATTTTATTTAGAGATGTAAATTTTGCAGTCTATATTTCAAATAGTGCAACACTTGCTGAAATGCAAACAGAAAATATTAAAAGGGAATTAATGTCTAATATGATAATTAGAAAGTTATTCGGAAGTATTAGACAGAGTGATATAGAGGGAGTAGATGACGTATTTAGTAAGCTTGCTTGGGTAGCTTTTGGAAATACTTATGTATTACCTAGAGGAAGTGGACAACAAATAAGAGGATTAAATTGGTATAATAAGAGACCTCAACTTCTTGTAATAGATGATTTAGAGGATAAAGATGAGATAAGAAATATTGAAATAAGAAAGAAGCAAAAAGAGTGGTTATTTAGTGATGTATTAAAAACAGAAGATAAGTATGGTAAACCATCTACTTTTATTTATATAGATACAACTAAACATCAAGATTCACTTCTTGAATTATTACTTGATTCTGATGAGTGGGCATCTTTAAGATTAAGTATATGTGATAGTGCATATAATTCAAATGACCCTAATTATATGTCTACTGAAGAAATTAAAATTGAGGTAGAGGAACATAGAAAAAAAGGTTTAATGGATTTGTTCTATATGGAGAGAATGAATATCCCTATTTCAACTGAAGATGCAGTTTTTAAAGAGGAATATTTTAGGTATTTTGAAGACCAAGGAGACCAACTTATAATAAGAAGTGTAGATGATAAAGGTAATGAAATAATAGAAACTATTTCTACATCTCGTTTACTTCATGTTACAATAGTTGACCCTGCTAAAACAGTTCAATTACATTCAGCTGATAGTGCTATAGTTACAATAGGAGTTGATAGGGAAAGCCATAAAATATTTGTAAGAGATATAGAAAATAAAAAGGTTAGGCCAGATGAATTATACGATATTATGTTTAGCCAAGTAATAAGGTTTAAGTGTAGGATTTTAGGAGTTGAAGTAACTTCATTACATCAGTTTATTAGTCAGCCTATTGAGAACGAGATGAGAGTTAGAGGAGTTTATCCTACATATATAGAATTAAAAGCAGTTGGGAAAAAAGAGGATAGGATAGCTACTTTAGCTCCGCTATATAAATTAGGTTATATTTATCATAATAAGAATAATTGTAGTGTATTAGAGTCACAACTTAGGTGGTTTCCTAAATCTAAATATGCTGATGTTATGGATGCTACAGCTTATATTACTAAAGTTATGGATGATTTGAATTATTATTTTGACCCGCAAGATTTAGGTGAAGACCCAGAAGAAGAGTTTAAAGAATTAGAATATGAGCAATCAATAACTGATTGGAGGACTATTTAATGAAAGAAGTTAGAAGAATTGTAATAGATCCTGGGCATGGAGGCGGGACGGGCGTTAGGGTAGATGAAATTTATGAAGATGAAATTGTGTTGAGAATTGCAAGAGATTTACATGTACTTTTAAATAGTGAGATAAATTTTAGATCTATATTAACAAGAGTGAATGATGTTGAAAAGCCATTTTTAAAAGATAGATGTAATTTATCTAATGAAATTAATGCAGATCTTTATATTAGCTTACATTTAAACGGATTTAATAATACTTTTGTTAGCGGAATTGAAACGTGGGTTTATGATACTCCTAGTGAGTTAGGAGATATAATACATAAACATGTTAAGTTCTTTTCAAATGATAGAGGAGTTAAATCATCTGTAAAAGAGTATCGCCCTCAGAATGGGGGATTAGATTTATATGTGTTAAGATATACGAGATGCCCTGCTGTTTTAGTAGAGTTGGGTTTTCTTACATGTATAATAGATAGAGCGAGATTAGTTGAATATAAAACTCATAAACTTTTAGCCGAAGCTCTGTTTAATGGAGTGATGGAGTATTTTAAAAAATGCCCTCAATAATACAAGGAAATTTAACATTATCGCCATCATATGAAACTAATAGTTTTGGCGGAAAAGACTTAGGATATAAATATCCTTATGATTTGAATATAAAACCTGGGTCTAAACTTCACAGTAAAATTTTAAGTGAGGTTTTGAATAGAGCTAGAGAAAGTAGTAATCTTATTTCAAATAGGATAGAATCATGGAATAAGATAGAGAGAGTTATGACTACTTATATTGATTTATCTAGTGATGAAGATGAAATTAAAAGTAATGACCCTAGAAAACCAGTATCTATTATATTCCCTTACACTTATGTTATAGTAGAAACTATGCTTACATATTTAACATCTGTCTTTCTTGTTGACCCGATTATGAGGTATAAAGGAGTTTCAGATGAAGATACATTAGGTGCTATAATGTTAGAAAAAGTAGTTCAAAATCAATGTAATTACTTTAAAGTTTCATTAGCTTTACATACATTTCTAAGGGATTGTATAGTTTATGGAATAGGTGTTGCTGCACCTGTTTGGGAGAAAAAGACGGGGATTGTAATTAGAGAGGATAGGTCTGGATTTGCAAGTTTTTTTAGAGGTCACGGAACTAGAATTTTTGAAGAGGAAATTGTATATGAGGGAAATAAGTTAGAAAATGTAGACCCTTATTTATATCTTCCTAATCCAAGAGTTCCAGTACATAAAATACAGGATGCGGAATATATAGGTTGGATACATCCTACATCAAGAATAGCTTTATTAAGAGATGAAAAGGTAAGCGAAGATTTATTTAATGTTAAATATTTAAAAGATGTTCAATTAAAGAAGAGTTCAATCTATAATAAATATAGTTCAGAAAGAAGTAAAAAAGTAGGATTAGATAATTATGAATCATTAGATAGTACGATTACAAACCCGGTGGATGTTGTCTATTTATATATAGATTTAATCCCTAAAGATTGGGAATTAGGAGATAGTGAGTATCCAGAGAAGTGGTTATTTGGAGTAGCAAATGATGAGATAGTTATTAAAGCGAAAAAATTAGGATTAGCTCATGGAATGTATCCTATTATTACAGCAGCTCCCGATTTTGATGGTTATTCAGTTTTACCTATTTCACGGCCGGAAATATTATACGGATTGCAAGGAGTTTTAGACTTTTTATTTAATTCACATATAGCAAATGTAAGAAAGGCTATTAATGATACATTAGTAGTTGACCCATACTTAATTAATATTAATGATTTAAAAGACCCAGAACCAGGAAAGATTATTAGAATGCGCAGACCAGCGTGGGGAAAGGGGGTTAAAGATGCTGTTCAGCAATTAAAAGTTGAAGATATAACAAGAGCTAATATTGCAGATACATCAATAATAGTTCAATGGATGCAGAAAGTTAGTGGGGCTGATGAAAGTATGATGGGAGCTCTAAGAAGTGGAGGTCCTGAAAGATTAACTGGGCAGGAATTTCAAGGAACTAGGGCGGGAGCAGTAGAGCGTTTAGAAAGAATTGCCAGAGTAATTAGTTTACAAGGAATGAGAGATTTAGGTTATATGTTTGCTAGTCATACTCAGCAATTAATGACTCAGGATGTGTATGTAGATACAATAGGGAGACAGCAAGAAGTTTTAACTCAAATATATAATGAAAAATCTCAAATGAAAGTTACTCCTTGGGATTTACTAATTAACTTTGATGTAGAGATTAAGGATGGAAGTATTCCTAATGGGTCAGATAAATCGTGGATAAGATTATTTGAAATATTAGCTAAGAATCCAGAACTTGGAAAGAATTTTAATATGCCTAAAATATTTGAGCATATAGCCCAGATAATGGGAGCTAAGAATGTCCAAGATTTTAAAATCATCCCTAAAGTAATGTCAGATGAAGATGTTGAAAGAGGTATTCAGAGTGGTAATCTTGCTCCTATGGGGACAAATTCCCCATAGAGAATTAAGGAGATAATATGAAATTTAGAAGTAGTATAAAAAATATAGAGGAATTTATAACAGGGTCAATATGGCATGACTTTAAAATTGAGTTGAATATATGGCTAGAAAATGTAAGAGATTGTTTGGAAGATGGAGATAATATATTATCGATAGAGAGTGTAAAAAAATTACAAGGGAATGCTGAAGCAATTAGAAATTGTCTTAATCTTCCAGAGACAGTTATTGAAAGTATAATGATAGAAAATGAAAAAAAGGAGGGTAAATAATGAGTGAAGAAAACGTAAAAAATGTAGAAAATTTAGATGAAGAGATAGAAGAATTTTTATCTGATGTAGATGAAGGTGTAGATGAAGATGAGATAGATAAGGAAGATGATAGTAATGAAATATCTAACGAAGATGAAGATGTGAATGAAATAAATGAGGAAGATGATGATAAAGAGATAGAAGAAGAAGTAGAAGATGAGGAAGAAATAGAGAAAAATGAAGAAAGGGAAGATGAAGAGAATCTCGCCGAAGATGACCTTCAAATTCGGATACAAAAACTCACAGAAAGAGTCGAGGAACTTACTACATTAAACTCTAAATTAGTAGATGAAACTGCTAATAAAGAGGAAGATAAGTCAGATATAGATATTGTCGACTTCATGGAAAACAGTACAGTAGATGACCTTATTGATGATAGTAGTAAGTTTAATGAGATGCTTAATACAGTTCTTGCTAAGGCTGTAGAAATTTCTGAGAGGGTAGTAACAGAAAAAATTCTTTCTAATATTCCAGATGTTGTTAGTGGATATGTAGATGAAAAAACAAGTGTGGATAATTTAGTGAGTGAATTCTATAAAATTAATAGTGATTTAACGCCTGTTAAGAGAACTGTTAAAGCTATAGCTAGTGAAATACATGCTGATAATCCAGACTGGAAAATTGAAAGAGTTTTTAAAGAGGCCGCTATTAAAACTAGAGAAGTTTTAGGGCTGCCTAATGTGAGGAAGAAGAGTAGAGGAAATAGAAATAATTTTAACGAAGATCCTGCTTTTGCTAAATCAGGAGGTGGTAAACTTTCTGGCAAGCGTAAAGTAAGTAAACTTCAAGAGGAAATAGATGACCTATTTTCTGATTAGAGGAGGTAACAGATGAGTCTTGAAAGACGAGATGTACATTTAGGTAGTATTGGACTTGGAGATTCACGCTCAGCAGGAAGTCTAACTCAGAATGGTAGTGTAGTTTTTGTAACTGATTCAAATTTAGTTATGGATATTAACGACCTTTTAGTTAGGATGACTGTATCTACGGCGGGTGAGAAATTAATAACTCTTCCATCAGTTAAAGAGGCCGCAGGAAGAATTTATACTATTTATGCCATATCTGTAGCAACGGGGACTATGAAGGCACAAGATAAGAATGATGATGCTGGACTTACAGATTTGACTTTTACTACAGGTCAATATTCCGTATTATACTCCGATGGCTATATGTGGCATGTTCTTGTAGGTCAAACTAGCTAGTATTAAGGAGGTAATAATATGTGGAGTGGAGACTTAATTAAAGCTGGAATTATTAGCGATGGAGTAAACATAGATATTAAAGGAGTACTAACTGCAAGTAATTTAACTCATACTGCAGGAGATATATTCTATGTCCATTCTAGCGATGGTGAGAATACGTATTCAGGAAAACAGCCAGATAAACCATTTAAAAGTATTTTATACGCACTAACTAAATGTACTGCATCGACAGGAAATTTAATATTTGCTCTTCCTGGGCATGTAGAATCTATAATTGCAGCTGGAGGCTTAGATTTAAATATCGCAGGAGTGAATATTATATTTCTAGGGTATGGAAGCAGTAAAGCAAAAGTGGAATTTACAACTGATGTAGGTGCAGATTTAGATGTTAGTGCTAATGGTGTTACATTGGTTAACCCTAAATTTGTTTCTGGTATAGATGCACTAACAGGACCTATTGATATAAACGCTGCTAATTTTAGAATACTTAATGGTGAGTATCATGATGCAGCAGGTAAAGCGGCAACTGATTGTATTGTAGGTACTAGTGCTGCTATTGGACTTACTATTGATGGCTGGAAGTATTTTGAAAGTACTACAGGTACGCAGAAACAATCTAATATTCAATTAGATGGAGTTGATAATTTAACTCTTAAGAATATTGATATTAGAGGAGATTTTGCTACTGGAAATATTGAGAATGTAACAGATGAAATTCTTAATGCAAGGCTGGAAGATATTAATTTAGATAATCTAAATGCTACTCCAAAGCCAGCTATAGTGTTAGATGCTAATGCTACTGGGTATGCACGCAATGTTAAATGTAGAGTTGCAAGTGGTACTACATATGTAAGTAGCGTAGGTAAAATAAATTGGGATTCTCAATGTGAGGGATTTAATACAGATGGTGGTGCTGGAGAGCCATTAGGAACTGCTACTGGGTCTGGAGTTGAGGGTAAGTTAGATACTATTACAGACCATGCAGTTAAAACTACAAGTGTGAAAAATGTTGCTTCAATGACAACAGCTAATTTATTTACTGTAGCTGGAGGGCCTGTAAAACTCCTTGGAATCGTAGGACATATTACAACGGTTATTCAAGCTTCCGCAAATAACACAAAATTAGTTCATACTCCTACTGGAGGTGCAGCAGTTGATTTATGTGCAGTTCTTGATGTAACTGGGTCGGCAGTTAGAAAAATGCTAACAATTACAGGAACAAAAGCAAATGCTATGGCATTATCGGCTGACGAAGGAGTTACTGTAGGAAATTTAAGTACGCCATTAGTTTTAGCTCCTGGAACACTATCTATGAATTGTGCTGCTACTACAACAGGTGTAGTTGATTGGTATATTGTTTATAAGCCTATGGCTATTGGTGCAACTATGACAAAAGTTTAAATTTTATATTTAATGTATGGAGGAAATATTATGGGATTTTTAGGTATGAGAGGTACAGGCGATTGGGCAGTTGACCAACGCCCTAAGAATTGGAGAGAGGCTATACTTTATGAGTATCCAAATGGTTCGGCCCCACTAACGGCTATTATGAGTAAAATGAAAGGGTCTAGTTTAGATGACCCTGAGTTTAATTGGTGGACTAAATCATTACCTACTCAATCTGGCGCAATTACAAATATATACACAAATGCTCTTATGACTTCTGCGTATACATCTGGCGGATTAGCTGGAGATAGACTTTATGTAAAAGTTGCTGAAGCGACTGCTGCACAAATAAGATCTGGTCATCAAGTACTATTAAGAGATGCTAGTGATTATGATGTAGATGTTAATGCTAAAGTTACTGGAGTGCAGAAAAATGGAGCGTCATCTTGTATTACTGTTAAACTTTTAGAGGCTGATACTGCTACAGCAAATTCACACGATCTTAGTGATGCTGATAGAATATTAGTAATAGGAAATATAAATCCTGAGGGTGCATCAATGCCTGACCCTATAAGTTATGACCCAACTAAAATTAGTAATTACGCTCAGATTTTTAGAACATCTCTTGAGATTACAAGAACGGCGAGGTTAACTAAACTTAGAACAGGCGATGCTTATAAAGAAGCTAAGAGAGAAGCACTAGAACTTCATAGTATTGAAATGGAGAAAGCTTGGCTCTGGGGGATTAAATCTGAAAATACAGGGGATAACGGAAAGTTAGAGAGAACTACTAGAGGATTAATTAATATAATTAAAACTTACGCCTCAAATAACGTTGATGATTTTACTCTTAATACAGATTACTCAGGTGATACATGGCTAGCATCAGGAGAGGAGTGGTTAGATAATATGCTTAGACTGATGTTTAGATATGGAAAATCTGAGAAATTAATTCTCGCTGGTGATGGGGCATTATTAGGAATTAATCGATTGGCAAAGAGTAGTGGCCAAATGACTCTTACAAGTGAAACTAAATCTTATGGAATCCAAGTTAATACATGGCAAACTCCATTTGGAACTGTTCATATTAAGACTCATCCACTCTTTAGTTATGAGGCTGCCAATCAGCACTCTATGGTTATCTTTGAACCTGAGGGATTAAAGTATCGTCATATTACGGACACTAAATTTTATCCAGATACTGGAAATAATGGATGGACTCGTAAGGATGGAACAGCAGAAGAATTTCTTACTGAGGCTGGATTAGAATTTCATTTTCCAACTGGTTGGGGATACTTGAATGGAGTAGGAAAAGATAATATAGTTTAATTTTAACTCCTCATAGAGGAATACACTCCTCTATGGGGATAATTTCCCCAAAGGAATGATTATGGACTTAGTAACATTAAGAGAACAATTTATTAAAATGAGTGGTAGATATGACTTAGTTATAGACTCCGTAAATTGGGCAGATAGTGGAGCAAATTTCTATATTAATGCAGGGCAAAATATGTTAGATCGTGCTACAGGAATATCGCCTGAGGTTGAAGGACATATTTGGAAAAATATATCTATTAATGATTACTATATAACATTTCAAAACAGATGTAGGTCTATATTTACAGTATATGTAAACAATACAGAAGAGAGGGTATTAATAGAAAAGAAAAGTTTAGATGAAATGAAGGATTTATATTCTAAACCTTTAAGTGAGGTTGACACAGGGTCGCCTAAATATTATTGTATAGCAAAACTTCGTGAAATTGATGCTGTGGATAAAGATAAGGTAGGAGTATTTGCTAATGTTTCGTTAACTACTAGTAATGATTTTAGAGGAATAGTATTATACCCTCCTGCAGATACAGATTATGTAGTTGAAATTTTTGGGATGTTTTATCAGTTAGTTCTTACTAATGATACAGATGAAAATTTTTGGACTATACTTCATCCAGAACTTTTAATTAAAGCTGCATTATATCAAGTTGAATTATACTACTCAAGTGGAAGAAAGACTCAAGGATTATTTGAAGATATACATTATAATTTAATGGAAATAAATAAGGATGCGTTAGAAGAAAAAATTTATGGAATAGATAAGATGGAGGGATAAGATGGTTACTGAAGAAGAGAAGGTAGAAATTATAGATAAGGCAGTTGAAAAAGCATTATTACTTCTACCTAAAGTAGTAAGTAATTTAATGATGGAACATAATTTAGCTAAGAGTTTGAATGAGGATTTCTATTCTAAATATCCAGAATTTACAGAGCATAAAGATATTGTAACATCCGTAATTGAACATGTAGATGGAAATAATCCTTTAATTGGATTAGATAAAATATTAGAAAAATCTGTTCCTGAAATAAGAGAAAGAATTAAAGTTAAAGAAAGTTTAAATACTGTAGAAGTTTCATCGACTATTAATAGGCGAATAGTGGAGTAATATAATGGCTCTAGAATTAGGAAGAGATAAAACATTTACATTTACTTTTAGTTCTGAACAATTAGCTAAAGGTTTAAGACATACAAAAAGAAATCCTAGAAATTCTGAGCGATTAACTGTATGTAAAGGAGCTGTTGGTAGAGATGGAATATTACAAATATTAGATGAATTGAAGCGTTTAGATACTTCTGCAATATCTACTAATTTTCCATACCCTCAAATATTTGTGTTTATAGATTTAATTATTGTATGTAGTAGTACTAAAATATACGAATGGGATGGAAGTGCTTTAGTTGAAAAGTTAGATATTTTAAATGCACACTCAACTTGGAGTGCTGTAGATTTTTATGAGTATATTTATATGAGTAATGGTGGAGTTGCAGTATTTAGAAATTCAACATCTGGAGTATATACTATAACTGAAAGTTTACCTTCTGCTAATGCTATGGTAAATTTTAATGGTCAAGTTATAATAGGTGGATTATCTCAATATGTCTAATTGGTTAAAATATAAAAATCAACTTCCTTGGAGTAAAGGAAAAACTTCTAATAAGGAGCATTATAATGAAGGAAATATAATTGCGTCTAAGGGATATCCTGTATGGAATATTCCTAATCAAGATGTTAATACATCACCTATTACACCAACTCATAATCCCTGCGGTTATTGGCCTAAAACTGAAATATCTAATAAATATCTTATAATAACAGGAACATTTCCTATTACAATGAATAGAACTAATTATAGGAGATATGCAGGATGTGAAATAGTTCCGGGGGCAGAGTGTGTAACACAAGATGGATTATACTTAACATTACAAGGAATTCCACCTACATTATGGACTGGTGGAGATAGTTATACATATTTATATCATGAGTATAATAAATTTACTCATTATTCTGGAGATGATATTAGATTATATCGCTCTAGTAGAGAGTGGGATTGGTATGCAGATCCAACTTTAGCTATAGATTTTAGGAGTGTAGTAGGATTTGGATATAGATTATATGAATATTCAAAAGTAAGTTCGTCTAATTATTGTACATGGTTAGCACATATAAATGGTATGGGATTTGAAGATTATGAGTATTTAATGTATGATACAATTTCTACTGGAGCTTCTATATATATAAATAGAATATATATTGAGAATTATAATTTTCATTGTATAGAAGGTCAAACATATACAGTAACACATAGACCGTTCGATTATGATTTAGTATTTAATCCTCATAATTGTGCTGGATATGGAAGTAGTTATTCAATGAGTTATGGAATAGTAATAGAATTACCGTATTTAATTTTAGGTAGGTGGGTAAAATATTAAACTATAGGAGGAATGTAAAAATGGCAGCAACATTAACTAATAAATTTTTTTATAGCTTATCAACTAAGTTGGTAGATTTTGAGAATGATGTTTTTAAAATAATCTTAATGGATACAGGGTTTACGTTTGATAGAGATACACATCAATACTATGCCGATGTATCAGCATATGAATTATTAACTGGAAATGGGTATACACAATTTGATAAAACATTATCAGGAGTCGCTGTAACTGAAGATAATCTTAATGATAGATGTAGTGTAACTTGGAACAATCCTCAATGGACAGCATCAGGTGGTGATATAGGGCCTATGGCAGGAGCTATGATATTAGATGATACAGTAGCTAGTGATTTGGTAGTAGGATATATAGATTTTGGTGGAGATCAAACTCAAGCAGACGGTGGAGTGGCAACTATAGGAAATGTAGAGGTGAGAATAGGAGGTAGTACATAATGGCTAATGTAGCTTCTAATTCATTCAAATCGATGCTTTTAAAAGGGCAGATTGCTGGATTAACAGATACATTTAAGATGATTTTAATGAAAAACGGATTTACATTCGATAAAGATACTCATTGTGGATATGCAGATGTAATAGCTAACGAAATAATAGCAGGCTCTGGATATACAGCAGGAGGTCAAGAATTATCAGGAGTATCTATAACTAAAAATAATGGAGATGATACTGGAATACTTCAGTGGCATTTTGCAAGTTGGACTGCTTCTGGAGGTTCTATAGAAGCAATAGGTGGAATTATATTTGATGATTCAACATCTGTTGCTGGAGGTGACGATTATGAGGATGTTATAGTATCTTATATAGATTTTGGTGGGCTGCAAAAAGCAACAGATGGATTAATATTTCGTGTATATAACCCTTATATTATAATTAGTTAAATAGGAGAATTAAGATGAGATTAACTCTCGGTGTGAGAACGACAAGTGGAGTTACTGCAGAACCATCGTGGGA